CGTGGCTCGAAACCTACTTCGAACGCCGCCGGTGGAACCCCTTGCTCCGAACCGAAACCAAGCTATGAGCGAACACCGACTCCCCCGCGATCCTCGTCCCCTCGATCCCGAGGTCTTCCAGTGCTTCGAAGCTGCCACCGGCACTCGCCTCCCTATGCGTGAAGCCACTGACGAACAACTCGCCCGTTTTATCAAGGATGCCGAAACCCAAGCCGCCCAATACATGACCGCCGCGTTCAAGTCAATTGGCCTCTCAACCAACTGCGGCAAAGCCGCCTCGTGCATGCAGTACGAGCTCGATCGCCGCAAGCGAACGGGCGGCTTGGTGAGCATCAGCGGAGGACCGCTGAATTGATTCAGGTGACAACCAAGAACGAATCATCCTACCTCCTCATCTGCCCAGTCTGTTTCGACTGCTGGGCTCGGATAGAGGGCAGCCTGCGAATCTTCTACCACCGCTACGTTTGCTGTGAGAACCATTCCGCCACCGCCTACGGTTACCACCCCGCCGGCTGCCTACTCGAAGTCGAAGAATGTGATGTAACGCTGCTTGATTCCCTGCCGCCCGAGTTGATCGAGCGCGAGTTTAATCTCTACCTTAGGAGCTACAACAGTGAGTGCAGTCCCTGATCTCAAATCCCCCGGCCCGATCAACCTTGGCGAGACCGTCCCCGAGGGCGGCCCACCCAGCCTCCTCCCCGGCGTGAACGTCCTCATCGAAGGCCCTACTGGCACCGGCAAGACTTATTCCCTGGGCACCATTGCTGACTCTGGAGTAGAGCTATTCTTGCTATTCACTGAATCGGGTCTCGAAACTTCCCTCGGCTACTGGCGCGATCGCGGCCTCGACATCCCCTCGAATGTCCACTGGCACATTCTCAGCCGTTCGTCATCGAGCTTCGAAACCATGGCCAAGAGCGCCGAGGACATCAATCGTCTGGACCTCAGTCAACTCTCAAAGATGCAGGACTTCAACCGTGGCAAACACAACCAATTTGTCGAGCTCCTCAAGGTCCTTCACGATTTTCCTGACGACCGTACTGGGCAGCGTTTTGGGGACGTTCATCAGTGTGGTCCTGATCGTTGTCTTGCCCTTGATAGCCTCACTGGCGTTAATCCTATCGCCCTTTCTCTTGTTGTCGGCGGCAAGCCGGTTAAGAGTCAGTCGGATTGGGGCATTGCTATGGACCAGATTGAAAAATTGGTCCGCGAGCTAACCGACTCCTGTCGTTGCCACTTCGTCATGACCGCCCATGTTGAGCGTGAGATCGACCAAGTTCTAGGCGGGGTTAAGCTCACTGTTTCCACTCTAGGTGTCAAACTAGCTCCCAAGATCCCCCCGATGTTCTCCGATGTAATCCTCACCCGTCGAGTAGCCGACAAATTCACCTGGTCCACCGCCGACTCTTCGGCCGACCTCAAGGCTCGAAACCTCGCGATCGCGGACAACATCCCGCCCGACTTCAAACCTATCTTAGACAAATGGAGATCCAGAGGAGGCGCGTTCACCAAGCAAGTCAAATCGTAAGCAAGATCCAAGATCCTAACATTCAACATTCAGGAACCTTTTATGGACAACACATTCGATCCTCAATCATTCCTCGACTCAACCACCACTGAAGCCCTCGTTCGCCGCCCGCCGATCCCTCAGGGATCGGAACTCATTGGCCTGATCGTCGGCGCAGAGGCTCGCTCTTGGCAGTCCAACAAGCCTGATGCGAAGGTCAAGTCTGGGATCGCAATCGATCTCAAGATCGAGTTCGATCTCACTGGCTATCCTTCAATTCACTCCCTTGTGAACACCGACAAAGTGATCCTCACCCCTGGAATCATGCTCGACATGAAGGACGATGGGCGGTCAATCGACTGGGGAACCGGCAAGAACGGCACCCTCCGTCGCTACCGCGAAGCCCTCGGGATGAACAACCCTGGAGAAGCCTTCTCGATTCGCCAGATGATCGGCCGCCCGATCCGGGTCAAGACCAAGCTCCGTGAGTACCAGGGTGACTTCTTCGACGAAGTGGACTCAGTGTCGAAAGCCTAGTCGATCCCACTAGGCTTACTCGGGCGGGACTTCCAACCGCCCTCTTTTTTACAAGGACACCAATGAAGTCAGTCCCCTTCTCCTCCATCAAGATCCCCGACAACCGCCAACGCAAGGTCTATGATCCTGAAAAGCTCATGGAGCTGGTCAACTCTATCGACAAGTCCGGCCTTCTCCACCCCCCCGTCGTCCGTCAGAACGGTTCCGGTTACCTCCTCGTCGCTGGCGAGCACCGTCTCAAGGCAATCGAAACCCTCTGGATGCTAGGCAAGGACCTTCGCTATGGCACTCATACCTTCGAGTCAAACCTTCTCCCGGTTAATTTCCTCGGGGATCTTGACCCAATTGACGCATTTGAATGCGAGCTGGAAGAGAACATTAGACGACTCGATCTGGAATGGCAAGAGCGAGTCGAGGCTACCAGCCAACTTTTCGAACTCCGCCGCCTCCAGGCGAACAAGGCCGGCGGCCAGATGCCTACTACCGCCGCCCTCGGCCATGAACTTTACCCTGACCACCACCCCAAGGCTGCTTCCAAGGCCATCTCCGATGACCTTATCCTCGCTAGAAACCTTCGTGACCCAGACGTTGCCAAGGCGGCGAGCCGCCGAGATGGACTCAAAGTTGTTCGACGAAAGGAAGAAGCCCAACGAGCCGCCGACCTTGGGGAGCGCGTCGGTCGTACGTTCTCTGCTGCCGAGCACCAGCTCATCAAAGCCGATTGTCTCGAGTGGCTAGCTGCCCAGCCAGCCAACCTCTACGACGTAATCCTCACCGACCCTCCTTACGGTATAGACGCTCAAGACTTTAACGACTCCGGAGGAAAAGCTGATGCAACTGGCCATACTTATGACGATTCTCTCAGCAATTGGCGCGCTCTTATGCACGTTCTATCTACAGAAACCTTCCGTCTTGCAAAGCCCCAGGCTCATTGCTATGTTTTCTGTGATGTGGATAATTTTCTTGAGCTGCGCGGTCTGTTCGCTGCTGCTGGGTGGGACACTTTCCGAACTCCCCTCGTCTGGCACAATCCAAGTTCCCAACGTGCCCCCTGGCCAACTTGTGGCCCGCATCGAAGGTATCAATTATGTCTGTACGCGATCAAAGGCAAACGACCCGTCTATAAACTAGCCCCTGACCTGGTGGAGTACAAATCAGATGAAAACGTTGGTTGGGCGGCTCAAAAGCCTGTTGATCTATATCGTGATTTCCTTACTCGCTCTTGCCGCGCTGGCGATTCTGTGCTAGATCCTTTCGCAGGCTCAGGAACTATATTCCCGGCAGCTCATGGGTTGAAGATCAAGGCAACGGGGGTGGAGAGGGATGAGGTGGCTTACGGAATTGCAGTCAAGCGTTTAGGAGAACTCAAGTGACCGAAATAACCCAGTTAGAAGCTGTAGCAAGGGCAGACAATCGCATGCTTGAAATCGATGGACCTACGCAAGCGTACTTTGAAATACCCACGGACGCAGTAGTCAAAAACTCAGTCATGCTAATTACCTACGTCTCCATTGTCTGGCCTATCACCCAGGAGCACGTAGAAGACAACCTGCAAAACGCAGTTGCTGGTGACATTGTAACCGCTATCAAGAACGAGCTCTTCAAGCTTGGCGGCGGCATCATCTGGTGGCGGATGCGTCCGAATCTAGCTGTTTATAACGGTCCCCAAGGACAGATCTTCAAAGTTCGCTGCCGAGTAGCTACTAGCCCGCCGCTCAGCAACAAAGCCTGGGAACGTTTGCACAGATACCACGAAGGCCGAGTAGTTACAGAATGAGCCACAACGAAGTTAACTCGCCCCTCGGCGAACAGGTAGTCAAAGTCCGCCCTCGGGACGTTCGTGCTCTAGGCCTTATGCCTCGAGATGTAGAGGTGATTGGCAGCATAGTTGCTGAAGCCCACTCTCCATGGGTACCAGAGCCCGAGCGTTACGTCTACCTTCACATCAAGTCAACAGTATCTTTCTCCCGGCCCGACCGCGCTCCACTCTGCATCGAAGATCTCTTTGAGTTCTACCAGCGTTATATTGACTTGCGACGTGACTGGGCTACTCAGCTGGAGCAAGAGCTAGCTTTCTTTAGTCAAACCGGCCAAGTACCGCGCCATGCTCTGTAGACCCGAAGGTCCACTCAGTGCACAGATCATGGTCGTGGGTGAAGCTCCTGGTTCCGAAGAGGACCGTATTGGCCTTCCTTTCCAGGGGGCCTCCGGCCAAGAGCTCAATCGAATGCTCCACGACGCAGGAATCATGCGCTCTGAATGCTTCCTAACCAACGTAGTCCGTGAGCGACCTCCCAACAACGATCTCAACTTCCTAATCGCAAAGGCCAAAAAGGACATAACCAATGTTCATCGAGAACTTCTCGGAAAGTGGTGTCTTCCACCTGTCCACGTCGGTTACAATCTCCTCCTCCGAGAGATC